GCGGATGATAATATTGTGGTATTAGAGAAATTCTCAAGATGTAATATGAATCCTGATTTACCGGGATATGTCGCTAAGAAGGTTGGTACTTCAGATGGTGAATATGAATTACGTTCTAAGTATATCATGTTGTCTATGGCTGATAATCACCCAACTGACGCGTTTCCTTCAGGTTTCAAAGGATTTAAAAACAATGGTTCTTTTGGTAGTACGGGTAAATTAGGTAGTGTACTTTATAAAACAGAATATTACACAGCTGGTGACGTTATTTCATACGAATCAAATGGTACACCTGTATTATCAAGTGGTGATAAAGTAAGAAAAGTATCTTTAGGTCTCTCCTCTCAAGTGGGTATTGATAGAGATTTATTAAAATACAAGGGGGTTGGGGCTACAACAGAAACATTTGGTTTCCACTTATCAACAAATGCATCAACTATAACTGGAACAACTTTCCAAACAACACCATACAATTTAGAGGGTGCAGATAAGGGAGATTTAGAAAATATTAATTTCCGTAAGTTTACTTTCGCGGTATTTGGTGGGTTTGATGGTTGGGACATTTATAGAAATGTGAGAACTAACGGGGATGGATATATCTTCGGAAAACCAACATATGTAAGTGGTCACACAACAAACGGTGGTGTATTCAGTTCAACATCGGGTAATTCTGACTATTACGCATATCTTAATGGTATAAATACATTCTCAAATCCTGAGGCAATTGATATAAATGTTTTCGCTACTCCAGGTATTAACTTCTTCGATCATAGTTCATTGGTAACACAAGCAATTGATATGATTGAAAATGATAGAGCGGATTCACTTTATATTATTAACTCTCCTAATGTTACAACTGCTGACGAAGTGATTGATGATTTAGATTCAGTAGCTTTAGACACTAACTACTCAGCAACTTATTGGCCTTGGATACAGGTTAGAGACGCTGACAACGCTACTCAATTATACATACCACCAACTGGTGAGGTTGTAAAGAATATTGCATTAACCGATAACGTATCATATCCTTGGTTCGCTGTGGCTGGTTACTCGAGAGGTTTAGTAAACGCAATTAAGGCGTACAAAAAACTTACTCTTGATGAAAGAGATGACCTTTATAAAAATAGAATTAACCCTATTGCAACATTCTCAGATACAGGAACTATAATTTGGGGTAATAAAACCCTTCAGGTTAGAGAATCAGCACTTGATAGAATTAACGTAAGAAGATTATTATTAAGAGCCAGAAAATTAATTTCTGCGGTTGCTGTTAGATTGTTATTTGAACAAAATGACGAACAGGTAAGAAATGAATTCTTGAGATTGGTAAACCCAATTCTTGAGTCAATAAAGAAAGAAAGAGGTTTATATGACTTCCGTGTAACAGTATCAAATGATCCAGAAGATATTGATGCAAACACACTTAGAGGTAAAATTTATATTAAACCTACTCGTTCTCTTGAATTTATTGATGTTGAGTTCATAATCACACCAACAGGAGCGTCGTTTGAGAATATATAATGAATATTTCTTTAAATAATAAAAGGGTCCCATTGGGACCCTTTTTATGTTGACACCTTTTAGGTGGGATGTTCCACATGGAACCATTTTTTATAACAATTATACTTTTTTACTCTACCCAGTATTATCTAGACTAGAAACTAGTTATTCTAGTATTTATTAATAAGTTAAGAAATATTCTAGAACTGGATACTGGGACTAGTAAAAAACTAACGAAAATTTTTGATAAAATCAAGTATTTGATCATTTTAATTTTAAAAAAAACATTTCTTGATTTGAGTATATTTATAAGAAAGAAAATAACAAAAAACTTAACAAATACAAAATGGCAGATTTATTAATGAAAATGCCGGTTCCTTATGAACCGAAAAGGCAAAACAGATTCATCCTTCGTTTTCCCTCATCTTTAGGAATTAACGAATGGTATGTTACATCAACTAAAAGACCTTCAGCAAAAATCAATGCGGTGGAAATACCCTTCTTAAACACCTCAACATATGTTGCGGGTAGATTTACTTGGGATGAAATTCCAGTGACATTTAAAGACCCAATTGGACCATCAGCATCTCAAGCATTAATGGAGTGGTTCCGTCTACACGCGGAATCAGTTACAGGTCGTATGGGATATGCTGCTGGATATAAAAAAGATATTGAATTAGAAATGTTAGACCCAACTGGAGTTGTAGTTGAAAAATGGATATTACAAGGAACATTCTTATCGAGTTTAGATTTTGGTACGTTAGATTATTCACAAGATGCAATTGCAACAATCAGTTGTAACTTAAGAATGGATAGATGTATTCAAGTTTACTAATATAAAAAATCTGTCAAAAAGGAAGGTACCCCAAAAAGGTACCTTTTTTATTTTAAAAACTTTACTTTAATATAGTTATTACATATATTTTATCCTATGGAACAATTTGTAATAGACCCAACAGTTGCATATGACGTAGTTGAATTACCAAGTAGAGGTATTCATTACCCATTGCAAAAAAAATCAGTTAGAGTTGCGTATTTAACTGCTGCAGACGAAAATATTTTATCATCTCAAAACCTAATTCAAAATAATACAGTTGTTGACGAACTTTTAAAAAGAAAAGTTATTGATAAAGATATCAATGTTGATGATTTGGTTGATGAGGATAGACAAGCAATTTTAATTTTCTTAAGAAACACTGCGTTTGGACCGGAATTTAACTTAAACGTCACCGACCCAAAAACTAATGAGGTGTTTACTACAAAAGTTGATATAAGTGAAGTTAAATTCAAAGAATTAAAACTTGTATCAAATGAAAATGGTGAATTTACATACTTTATGGAGAAATCTAAAGTCGAGGTAACATTTAAATTTTTAACCAAAAAACAACAAAAGGAATTAGATGAAATTGAAAAAAGTTGGAATGGTAATGGAGTCGCACCAATTGTCACAAAAGAACTTGAAATGATGATTAAGTCAATTTCAGGAAATAGAGAAATGATGAATATTCACAATTTTATTCAGAACCTTCCAATCAAAGATTCACAAGACTTTAGAAAGTTCGTTAAAGAAAATAAACCATCATTAGACTTAAAGAAAACAGTAAAGACCCCGTCAGGAGAAGACATCCAAGTTGAAATTGGATTCGGGGTAGAATTTTTTCGCCCTTTCTACGGATTATAGTAAAGGACAGTTAGACGAGATTTTATTTTTAGTTAAAAGAGGGTTTTCGTACAGAGACATCTTACTTATGCCTATTTATATCAGAAGGTATTATATCAATTATATGATTGAATTGGAAAATACCTCTAAATAATATTTATAGGTATGGAACCAAAATATACAGATTATTTAAATTACTCAGACGTTAGTTCAGCAGGTAATGCCTATTTAAAAGCGTTACAGGCTTTTTATATTAATGACCCAAGTAAGGCACAATCTGTTTATGATAATAACTCCAACCAACTTATAAATTCATATAAACAAAAAAATGATGGTGGTGGTGGAAATAAAGGAAAAAGTGTAATTCAAACAATTGCTCAAGTACAAGGATTTACAACAGGTGCCGGTTTGGTTAGTGAATCGGCTGCCGGTGAACTAATTACCACAGAAAAATTAGCAGGAGCTCTTGTTGCGGTTGGGGAAGCAATTAATAGTAATAAGAATAAAACACAGGCGTTTGCCAACTTATTTAAAGAAGGATTATTTAATTTATTTGAACAATCAGCAAAAATGATTGATAACGAGGTTAATCTTAGAAATAGATTAAATGCTCAAATCGGTATTGCTGGAGATTTATCAAGAGGATATAGAGACAATATAGTAGACGCATATGATAAAGTTCAAGGAATGGGATATTCATTTGATGAACTTGCAACAGCTGCAATATCTGCAACAAACGAAACAGGTAGATTTTTTACGATGAACGAAAAGACCATGGAAAACATGGCAGTTACATCAAGAGCATTTATTGGTGATATGGAGAGTATGGGGCCAATTTTGGCTAATTTTGAACGTGTTGGTGTTGGGGCAGAAAAAACATTAGAAAACATAAATGAAGCAGGAAAAAGGGCGTTAACATTAGGTCTTAATATTAGAACAACAACCGCAGAATTTCAAAAAAATATTGGTAAAATTAATGAATACGGTTTTAAAAATGGTATTCAAGGTTTAGCGGATATGGTTCGTAAGGCAACTGAATTTAGGATGAGTATGGATGAGGCGTTTAAAGTTGCGGATAAAGTAATGAGTCCTGAAGGTGCAATTGATTTAGCGGCTAATTTACAGGTATTAGGTGGTGCTATAGGTTCTTTAGGTGACCCATTCCAAATGATGTATATGGCAACAAACAATGTTGAGGGACTACAAGATGCCCTAATTGGTGCCGCACAATCTTTAGCTACATATAATACCGAACAAGGTAGATTTGAAATTACAGGAGTTAACTTAAGAAGAGCAAAGGCAATGGCTCAAGAACTTGGAATAAGTTACCAAGAACTTGCAAAAGGTGCAATTGCCGCCGCTGAAAGGTCATCAGCCGCTGCGGATTTAATGACCGCGGGTATTACTGTAGATGAAAAACAACAAGAATTTATAACAAACTTAGCTAAGATGGGACCAGGTGGTAAAATGACAATAGAAGTTC